AACTGGACCAGCGGTTGGTTGTGAACCTTTTGGAGTAATAAATGATGATAATTTATCAGCTGCAAATTTTGTCCACAAACTAGCAATGTAATAGGCTCCATTTGAGTGTTGATAAAAGTTTGCTGTTTTTGTTGTAGAGAACAACAAGGTGATTGGATTATTATCACCGTTAGCAAATTCAATATCTCCACCTGTTGCATGTATGATAGCAATTTTTGAAGTGCCTACATGAACTGCAGAAACGTTTGATGTAGTTGTCGTAGTGTTAATTGCAGTTAAAATTATATCAATAATTTGAGCTGTTGCACTATCGGCATCAATATGGAATGATACTACTCTACTTTGTAATGCTGACGATCCAACTACGCTTTCATACATAGTAAATTCATAATCACCTGCAGCACCACTACCACCTGGAAAATTAGCAACACTAATTTCTTCAGATTCAATTCTAGTAGCACCTACACCAACACGACGATATGCTGTATAAGTTGCAAGACTATTAGGAGTAGCTTGGGTTTCGTTAGTTTTAACAAAGATCGTGTTACCTGCAATACGCAATCCGCCACCTGTTGAATCTAACCCTGCTAGTGCAGCAGCACCTGTTGGATAAACAGAAACTGTTGAAGGAACCCAAGATTTTGATGCTGATTTATAAGTGCTAATGATAAAATCAGCACCATTATTCATAGCAGTTGTTTTAATCCAAATAGAGCCAGATGGTCTGTTATTTACAGTAGCTATATTATCTTTTCTTTTAAACAACGGAACAGATGTATGAGCAGAAATTTGTAAAGCAGGTGCTAAATATGGGTAATCTCTACTAACGCCTAACTTAGATGCAGTAATATATGCAGTACCAGACAACGAAACCGGCTCGCCTGTTGAATAAATTTCAATTTTATTATTAATCAATGCAGCAGTAATACCTAAATCTGCAAGATCAAGATTAGCATTAATTGCAGAAACTAACCCTGAAAATGTTGTAATTTCACTACCTAATGTATCAAGTGCAATTTCAATGTTATTGATAAAAAACCCATCTATTGCAGCGTTTAACGCAACTGCAGACCCTGTTCCAGCAATAGTCGGGCGACTTGCTTTCCACTCTTCTGATCCAACTTCTACCCATGTACTAGCAGTATGTGTTAGGAATTTTTTGTACCATAATTTAATAAGACTTGATACTGCAACAACTGCGTATGATCCAGTTAATCCAATGCTTGATTTAGGAGCTACTTTTCCGCTTAATAATGTTTCAACTTGGGTTGAATCAGTAATTACTAACGGTACTACATTTTTAAATGTTTGACCATCAATAACTGTTGCATCGTAACCATTCCATTCAAACACACCCCAGCGGGTTGCAGCAGTATCTAACCAAACCGCACCGTCAACCGGATTGCTAGTTGGCATTACTGCAGATGCATTAAGTTGAGATAAATCAACACTTGCACGAGCAACATACGCACGGTTACTTACACCTAAGAAACTATATGCAGCTTGCAAACCGTATTCGTTTTGCTCGCCAGCATGAATTGGATTGTTGTTAGTATCGGTTTTAAAAATTGGAGTGCCGAATGTGTCCACTAAATCTTTTTGACTTGTAAGTAAATATACTTTACCGTCGTTTTTTGCTAAAGTGCCTGGAGCAAAGCCTGTTCCAGACCCTGTTAATTTATTTGAAGCCGAAGCGACAAAAATTAAAGGTATTGTACCGGCGTTGGATACTGTGTAAAAACTTTCATCAATAACAGATACGCTAACGCCTGGTGAACTAAGTTGAGCCATAATTATAATCTCCATATATACAAGTTCTAACTGTATTTATAGGAAATTGTAATTTTATGGCGTTATATCTTAACTATTTTAGTTACTTTTGCGTACAACTCGTCTAATGTGCCGGTATTATCAATTATATGATCTACTTCTAAACCATACCATGCCCATTCACTTTCGTGGATTCCGAACTCTTTTAACATTAAAATATCTTCTATGTTACCGGCTGATGCACCCTTAGCATGTAAATGCCATTCCGGATCTAGACTTCTTTTTACTCGAACAATAATACCACCTAAGTTCTTAATAGTATCAAACTCGTTAGGAAATCTACAATCGCTTATAACTACATCAGTACCTACATTACGTAATTTGTTTTCTAAACTAGCAACCCAAATATCGTCATGAAAGCCACGTCTACATACTTCAGTACCCCACAGCTGTAAAATTAATCTAGGAGTTAATCCAACCATACCTAATCTATCTTCCCACCATGTGTCAACTTGTTCACGCCATTCTCGAGACTCTTTAGTTCTACCTTCAAGTAATTCTCTGTCCCATCCAAACACTGCAGACACTGCATCTTTTAAAGTACCTGCAAAACTTTCACGTTTAAAGTTATAGTTACTTACTAAGTAATCAGCAATAGTGTCTTTGCCTTCACCTATGTTTCCTACGATTCCAATTATCATTTTATTCTCCTAAAAACGCATTATACGCTCATCTTAGGAAAATGTCAAGTTAACCAATTATAAAATGATAGCCTTGACCGCCAGATATTTGTGTTTCAAGTTCTTTATCAAGTGCAACAAGTTCTTCTTTACCTGCAGATTTCATATCATTACCGTTTAGTGTAATTCCGCCACCCGGTCCTGCAATAGTTGAAAATAAACTACGTGCTTCTCCTAACATAATTTTACAAGTTGCAAGTGTATAGTCACGCAACCATTGTTTAGCATAGATGTCAGTTAATAATACAAAGTCAGGTCGATAATTATGTGACTTAATTAAAATCTGTTCACCTTGTGCAAATGGACGTTGTAAGATTGTCAACACATGACTAGTAGGTTTCCATTTAAACTCAATATAACTACCAAACATTTTACCAACTAGTTTTTGGTAACCTGCAAACAATTCATAAGTTGCAAGTCCGCCCATCATACTACCACTCATCATGTATGTATTAGTATACGCCAAATTAAATGGTTCAAACAATGTTCCACCTGCACCCATACCGGAACGTGAACCAATAGCACGTCTAAATACACTCTGTACTTCTATAATTTCGTCAGGTAATCTGTAATCGTTTTGATCTTGTACTAGTTCTAAAAAGCTATAACTTTCTTCTACTGCATTTGGACTGCGTTGTCTAAAGCGAGTTAACGCTCTATCTAATGCAGTTTCGTAATGAATTGGGTCTAAATCTATAGTGATCATGCCATCGCCAAGCATTGCTTTAACGTATTCAAATACTTTATTTCTTTCTATCAATGAGGTTGTTTCGTCAGACATAATAGTTCTCCTACTATATTTATCTTACGATAAATATGATAAAGGAGAAGAACTTTGCCCAGATTAAGTTTATATACCCCAGAAAAAGGAAATAATTATAGATTCATTGATCGTCAAATATCATTGATGTTCCAAGTTGGTTGCACAGATGTTCACGTTCATAAATATTTAGGACCTAAAAATCCGTTAGAAGGAACTGCTGATCAACCAATATATGATGTAATAAAAGAAACAAATATTCAAGATTTATTATTCTTAGAAAACCGTGATCGCAAGTATGAACAAGAAATTTATCGTATTCGTGGTCATTATCAACTTCAAAATCTTAATTTCAATTTAAGCCAGTTTGGTTTGTTTATTGATAACGATACAGTGTTTATGACAGTGCATATTAACGACATTATTACTACAATTGGTCGCAAATTAATTGCAGGTGATGTTATGGAGTTGCCGCATTTAAAAGATGATTTTGCATTAAACGACTTAGATTTAAGCATGCCTAGATTTTTTGTAGTTGAGGAAGTAGATCGTCCAAGTGAGGGGTACAGTGCTACATGGTATCCTCATTTATATAGATTAAAACTTAAAAAACTTACAGATAGTCAGCAATATTCCGATATTCTTGATCAGCCTGCAGGGGAAGATTCAAATTATGCACTACGTGAATTGTTAAGCACTCGTACTAAAGAACTTGAAATTAACGATGCAATTATAAAACAAGCAGAACTTGATTCACCAATGAGTGGATTCCAAGTTAGACAATATTATACATTAGCAACTGATCCAGTAACCGGTGCCGCGTTGTTAACTACTGTTGATTCCGATGCAATTGATGCTAGTTATAGCAGTCAAACAATTAACGGATTATCAAATATTAATGTTAGCAGTGTTAACGCAGTACCGTTAAGAACAGGTTATAGCGGATACTTATTTGGTGACGGAT